GTCCTTCATCCCTGGAAGACCGTCTTGGAAACCTTTTAAGAAGTTGTTGATGCTTGGCATACTGTTATTTATAGTCACAAAAAAAGCGCCTATAAAGACGCTTTCAGTGTATTAAATGCTAACTCTAATTTTGTTTATTACTGTCCACCACCTGTTGAAAGTGTACCGATCGTTCTAGCCACTGCTGTTCCGATGCCTGTACCTGTAGGTGTCTGTATCGCGTTGTCATATCTCACTGACATTGTGATAGTTGCTGGTTCTGAAGTGTTGTATGCCAGTGTGTTGTAGTTAACATTTTCTATATACGCACCGTACATTTCCCATGTTTCTAGAACGTTTGGAGCACTTGCTCCATTACCACCGTCTAGCATTTCAATTCTGCCCGTGAATTTGTAATCGATACCTGATGCCGCACTTGACTGTTCAAAGAAATCAAACTGTTTCTGGATCTGTTCACCAACCAGTTTGGTCACTGAGTTGTTAACGTCATCTCTCAACGTGATCGTGATTGGTTCCCAAGTGTGTTTGCCCGCAACGTATACTTTCGAGTTGTAAACATCTAACGTCACTGTGTCGAACGTAAGGTTAGGTCTTGTGATATCAATAACTTGTTTTGTAAGTTCTGATCTTGGTGTTGATACTCCAAAATTCTCCAGGATTGCTCTGAAACGATACTGAAGTTTTGGCATCAACAGACCTTGTGATGCTGAGCTTTGATCGTTGCTTAAAGGTACTGTAAATTTTGATAATGTTGATATTGCCATGTGTTTCTCCTATTTATCGAAAATTAGTTCCCTAATTTTGCAATTTCTCCTGTGTTTTTGATTCTCAACGGTATGTAAATGAATTCAACTGATTTGATTGGCTCAATCGCTATGTCCACGTACAGTTCGTTCCTGTCTATCCTTGTAGGTGTGTTGTTCGTGTCATCACAAACTACCAAGAAGTCAAACAATGCTCTCTGTCCAACTAGTTCTAACAAGAATGATTCGATCGCACCTTTGATCTCGTTCCTTGTCAGTTCATCGTTTGGTTCAAATATGAACGGTTTAGCAACAGCATCCAGTTGTGTTCTTAGATACACTGCCAATCTTGCAACGTTGATTCTGTCCAACGCTGAGCTTGCCGATGTTTTAGTCAAGTTACCAAAGTTAACGATCCCTGCTCCTGCAAAGAAAGTAATTGGATTAATCTTAACTTCATGCATTGAATCTCTCACTGACTCCGTAACAGATATTGTTTGGAATTCTCCAGTAGACGCCTCAATGAAACCAACTGCTGTAGCATTGTCAACGACACCTCTTCTCGTTCCTGATGGTGCGAACCATGGGAAAGCGATGTTATCGTTGTTTGCTATTGTTCTCAACATCATGTGTGATGGTGGAACAACAATTGATTTGCCTGTGTTGTCTGTTGTCAATCCTGATGGATAAAACACACCCAAGTACTCACTTGCACTCACAAGACCGTCTTCACCGTTGTCCAGTGCCGCCGCTGTGTTGTTAGCATAGTTCTGTATAGCAGTCGAATTGCCTGCTAATCTCAATGGTGTGTCACCTACTATAAACGCTGTGTTGTTCCTGTCAGTGTTCAAGTTGATCATGTTTTGGATCAATTCCGGATAACCAGGTGTAGCAATAACATTGTAACCTCTTTGGTCTTCTCTTATCGCTTGGTTGGTGTCGATCTCTGATTTAAGTTGCTCAACAATCACTTTTCTCTGTGCTTTTCTACCGAAAGAACCAGAACCGTCAGCGTTGTTGCTTGACTTAGTAACCCATCTGTCAGGGAAGTAAGTTGATACACTCTCGTTACTAGTCCTGATGTTACCTAAACCTGCTGATCCGCTTCCTGGATATTTCGTAGTTGTGATGTAACTGTTTTTGTATTCCTTGACATTGTAACCAGAACGTCTAGTGTTCCAAAGCATGATACCCTGTGGGAATAAAGTTGGATCTGGAGCATCCGGGTCTAGGAAACCATCACTCAATAAGTTTTTGATTGTGCTGGGTGAACCTGCACCACCAGTTTCCAATGAATCCGTTTTGTCAGCCGCTGTGTGATATCTGGCATCTGCAAACACAATACCGTCTTCTGTTGTTTGATCTGCTTTGTCTACCAACTCCCATGCCGCACCTGATGTGGTCACTGCCACTTGGTTCGCTGTGTTTGTTGAACTCAATGTCGCCGCTGTGTTGTATTTGTAAAGTTTTGGATAGTTCTCAAGGTCACTTGTGTCAATCCATAAGTCATTAGTTACAAGTGCAGTACCATCTGATTGTAAAGTTGGTGCTGTTGCTGAAAACTGTGGACCATTTGGATCTGTGGTCGAGTATGCTGTTGCATAACCAACGAAAGTAGTTCCGTTGTGTGCCATGATGTCTGCTTCGTCAGTTGCAGTGTGATACCATAGTGCACCGTCTGCTGGTTCATTAGTTGGTGCACTCAGCGATGCTGTGTAGCTCAATCTCTTCCAGTTTGAAATCAACAATGCATTGTTGGCTGATGAGTCAATAGAATCTCCAGTTGGAATTTTGTACAAGTTGTCAAGCTGTGTTGTACTTGTTGCAGTGAACGTTCCATAATCATGTGCTGTTGTTGTACTGAAACCAGCATCTGCTAATGGAGTACCACTTGTGTCTACTAATCTGATGTCACCGCCTAGCACGTGTGTAAGCACGATCTCACCAGTTGTTAATTTACTAGCTCTAACATTTATCAGTTCCGTAGTTGATGTAGCTGATGCTGAAGCGTTAACTTTAGCATTGACTGCCGCAACAAAATCATCAGCACCTGTTCCACCTAGTGTAACTGTGACTGCTGTACTGAAACCGTCTTGATTTTTTCTTGTCTCTTTGATTGTGAAAGTTTCTGAACTTGTGAAACTTGGACTAGTTAATAAACTTGTAACAGTAGTTTGGCCACCTTCGTATCTGAATAGTTGGAAGTCACCAACATTCGGAGTAGTGTCAAGGGCGTCTGCCGCTGTCATGCTTTCCTCAGTGATGTTGAATTGCGTGTACAGTGTTCCTGTTGATAATGCTGTTCCACCGTTTGCCGCATCTAATTTGAAGATCGCTGTGCTGTGATCATCATGCAATGGAGCCGCCACTGCTGAGAAACTTGCACTAGCCGAAGAGTAAAGTTTTGCAACAATGTTAGCACCCGAGTTAGCAGATGTAGTCTTGAACCAAACAGAACCATTGGGTCTGTTCTCGTCAGCTGTCTTCCAAGTGGGTCTTGAAGTGTGTGCCGCTTGTAGGAATTGAGGACCATTTTTAACACCAGTCGTGATTCCTAGGCTAGCTAGTAAGCCAGTACCTTCGTTGAATCTGATACTACCAGTACCGCCTGTTGAGTCACCAAGAGCCTTACCATTGTGGAAGATTTCTAGGTTACCTGTCGTTGCGTTTACTGCCGCTGTTACGTTGGTCACGTTTGTGCCAATCGCTGTTGCAACATTTGATAATGCTGTGCCTGATACTGTGATCTCTACATCATTCATTACCATTTTGTGTCCACTGGTAACTGTTGTTCCAGATGCAACTGTCACTATAGGTAGTGATGTGCTCCATGCTGTTGATCCAACTTGTACCCAAGTGTTACTTGCAGTCTTCTTGAAGATCTTGTTTGAAACGTGTGTTGTGTTGATTGCGTATGATCCAGTTTGTCCAATTGAAGTAAGTGGTGCACCAGTAGAAACACCGCCAACTAGATCACCAATTTGTGTGATCAAGATTGGAGTAATTGCTGTAAACGTTTGATCAGTTTGAGACCATTGAAATAAACCGTAACTGCTTGATGCAAGGTCAAACCAGTATGTTCCATCTGTTGGGTCAGCTGAAGGAGCCGTTGCACTTCCTAGTAATTCACTAGTGTCAACATTTGCTCTTAAAACAAAAGCTCTGTTGGCCACACCCAAGAATGAGTAAGCCGCTTGTAGACCGTATTCATTTAATTCATAACCATTTAATGAATTTCCTGAAGCGTCTGTGTAGAATTTCGGATCTCCGAAAGTCTCTGTTAATTCTCTCTGAGATGAGATCAAGTGAGCAGTGTTGGCGTTGGCTGTTGTTGTTCCCGCCGCAGTTCCGTCGCCTGCTCCGTTTGTCTTGTTCCCTGATGATGCTACTATGAATAGTGGTGTTGTACCCGCATCTGATGGTACATAAAAGCTCTCGTTTATTACTGAAACTTCTACTCCTGGTGATGTTAATGCCATTTTTCGTATTCTCCTTGCAAGTTACGTATATACTAGAGTTATTTATTCAATCATACGGTTTTGCAGACATAATTTACGGTTTTCTTGGTGCCTATATAGGTAACGTAAATACACACATGCAGTACAAAGATAGACCGTTGTGTATAGAGTGTAAAACAAAGCCTAGAGCATACGCCTATAAAAGATATGGTAGGGTGTATTGGCGTAGTCGGTGCGACACCTGTATCCGGAAAAAAGCCGGCAAGCGAGTCGGCGGGGTGACTGCACTACAGAGATCAGGATATAAGAAGCACAAGAAATGTGAACTGTGTGGTTTTAAAGCACAGCACAAATCTCAGTTAGATGTACTATTTGTAGATGGAAATTTGAGGAATACTAATGGTACTAATTTAAAAACTGTTTGCGCCAATTGCCAAAGGTTGGGTAGTACTCGTAGGCTTGGCTGGCGGGTCGGTGATCTTGTCGCTGACGATTAAGTTGTCTATTTTTGCATACAATTCATCCTTCGTGCCATTGTTTTCGATGACAAAATCAAATTCTTCTTTTGCCCATACATATTCGGAACTGTGTATACCTTTGGGTTCTATGTTGCCTTCAACATAATCAACGAACCAATCCGGATCTGGACCTCTTTTAACAAGTATGATCTTACCACCGTGTGCTCTAATTTGTTTTACTTCGTTGGGAAATCGTGTGTCCGCTATCACAGTATTTTGTCCTTTGTATCTACCAATACAACTGTCAACCCATATTCCGTCGTACATCTGACCACGCATTACTTCTGTACCGAAGTACTGCAACACCCATCTCGGAGTTGTGGGTTTGCCAAATTTCTCACTCCAAAATTCGTCTGGCTGTTCTCTCCAGTGCCTACTTGATTCTGTGTCTCCTTCGAGCATACTTCTGTCCCAATTGAACATTGATGCCACAGCATCTTTTAGACTTTTAGCAAAACTATCTTTTTGATATTTGTGTTTTTCTACAAGCCTGTCAGCGACAGTGCCTTTTCCAGAACTTATCAAACCTACTACACCTATTAGCATAAGGTTTATTATACTACTTTTTTAAACGTTTTTCAATCTCTTTGATTGCTTTTTTAACAGATCTTAGAATGGACGATCTTAAGGTTTTCTTGCGTTCTTTCAACGCTTTTATGCTCATGGTTTCCAAATGCTCTACTAACTTTTCCAGTTCGTCTAGTGATAGGTCAGAATAATTTTTGTGATCAGAGTCTTTCATGCTTGGTATTTAAATGATGTTTGGTGTCGATTAACCAATAACAAAACTGTGTGGCGTTCCGCCTTCTTGGAAGTTTCCTATATCTGCTTCCAGTCTTTCCATCTCAGCAGTTCCTTCAGTTTTCAAAGCGTCACCATTAAGTGTTGTTCCACCTTGTGGTCCTGCGATGGTATTGAATTTGCCTCTTGCTTCACCAAGCATTACTTTAGATACTGCAAGTGTGTAATCTCTTATCCACGGTTTACTGTAAATGTCTTTGAACAATGTGATGTCGGGTCTGAAGTTGTCTGTATGCATTAAAATAGTTTCGTCGTCTGCTCTGGGTTTTTGAGTTATAGTCAATTTTTTAGTTGCCACATCAAAATGGAACTGAATGAAACTTCCAAACATCTTACCTACCATTTCTTGGTACGATGCAAACATATAGTAAGTTGCTAATCCACCAGTCGCACCTGCTCTCAATAGATAGGTGTTTGTGTATGCCAGATTGAATGGTTCGAATAGTGTACCGCCCTCTCCACCTTCTGTTCTTGAACCCACAGTTCTTCTGTTCAAGTTCCTTACATTTATTATTTCATCTGGTAATATGTAGGTGTTCTGATCTTTCTTCAGTTCAAGGAAAGCATATGATTCTTCCACAGCGTTTGAAGATCTCTGTCTGAATTTGTTAACAGCTCTTTCCAGTGCCGTTTGATAGTGTTTTGGGTCTAATTCAACGTCAATCATCCCATCGCCGAGATTGTTCTTAACGTAATCGAAAATTTCCTGTTGTCCTGTTTGTAGTTCTGACATACTCATATTTATAGTCATTGTCTGTGCAATAAATATGTATGATATGCCAAGATTATCCATTTTTAAGCCTGAAAAGGGCAATGACTACAAGTTCTTCGATAGAAACATCAAAGAGATGTTTCAAGTGGGTGGGACTGATCTACACCTACACAAATACCTAGGACCATACGATCAGGGAGACACAAACAAGGATGGTGCGGCCTCGCCTACACAACCACAGTACTCCGGCGACAGTCTTAATGAGAGGACTATACAAGATCTTTTATTTCTAGAAAATAGAGACAGGAGATATGCTGACGATATCTATGTAGTCAGAGGCATATACAATGTTCAAGATGCGGATTTTAATTTGTCACAATTTGGAATGTTCTTACAGAATGACACTCTATTTTTAACTGTTCATTTGAACGACATAGTTGAGAGAATTGGCAGGAAGCCAATGTCAGGTGACGTCCTGGAATTCCCTCACATGAAAGAAGATTATTCATTAGATGAAAGTATACCAATTGCACTTAAAAGATACTATGTGGTGGAAGACGTAAACAGGGCCGCAGAAGGATTTTCAGCAACATGGTGGCCACACCTTTTAAGATTGAAAATGAAAACACTAGTTGACTCGCAAGAGTTCAGAGATATCATAGGTGACGCCACAACAACAAATTCAGTTGCAAGTTACATGTCTACTTTCAACAGAGAGAAGACAATCAATGACCAAGTAGTTGCCCAGGCAGAAGCAGATGCACCGAAGGCAGGATTCAACTACAAACAATATTATGTGGCACCTATAGATGAAAGGGGTAATATCAGAACAGAAAATGTTAACACAGAAGACCAGAGAGCCAGTAGTGATAACACAGTTAATGCTACAATAGACACACCTGCAAGTTCGCACTATGGTTTTTATCTAGACGGCGACGGTGTTGCTCCAAATGGCAATCCTGCTGGTTTCGGAATAACGTTTCCAACAAGCGGAGTTGATCCAGGAGACTACTTCTTGAGGACAGACTTCTTACCAAACAGATTATTCCGTTATGATGGAGCCAGATGGGTTAAAATAGAGGACAGTGTGAGAATAACTACAACGAATAATGATTCTAGAAGCAACTACAAAACAAGTTTTGTAAACAACACAACAGAATCTACTATAAATGGTTTAACAGTTACACAAAGACAGTCATTGGCAGATGCTCTGAAACCAAAGGCTGACAATTAATGCTACATTTTTACGAAGGACAGGTTAGGAAATTTCTCACTCAATTTATTAGGATCTTGAGTAATTTTTCTGTA